ATAGAGATAAGTTTAGTGGTTTGGTGAATCAAAACTACCATCCATGGTGTAAAGCCAGGGCGTTGGGCGTACGTTAACGGCCCCCCCCCGGAACTATAAAAACAATTTTAGCAACAATGGAAAAAGTCAATAATTATAGCGCCAAATACGAAACTGGGAGAAATGACCAGAACAAAAACAAAATTAGAGAATCACACTCTAATATGAAAGCATTTTTAACTCATTTAAAAGATGTAAGTAAGAAGCATGATGAGGGCACGGCAACTTTAGACCCTATCGATGCAAGTTACATGCGTCTTTATAAAATTCTTTCATCTCAAGGTAAAAAGAATAATATTCTTAATAAATATCTTGATAAAATAATGGATGCTTGTTGTGATTATGATAACCTTTCTGAACCAGAAAGCGAATCTTATCACACAGAGCCCCAAATGGCCTTTTTAACACCCGAACTATCTATTAAAAATGATCAATTCGAAAGAATTATGAACTTCGCTGATAGAGTTATGGGAAACATCGAAGGTGAATCATCAGGTCCCTCCAAAGTCGATAGACTAATGGACGTGGTCGAAAAAGTGGCAAATATCTCTACAGATGAAAGAGTAAATAAAGCTACTGCAATGATGGACAGTATTAAGGGTGTAACAGACCCTATTGGTGGAGTTTTTCAAACTCTATCAAGTATGTTCTCTTTAGGATCAACAGGAACTAACACTGCAGCCTTTGCAGGTATAGCTTTACTGATATCCTATGCCAAAAGTTATGATTCCTGGAAAACAGAGTACGTAGTGATAAAAATCTTAGTATCATTATATTGCTTATTTCTGTGTTGGAAACATAAGGAACAACTTTTAAATGGATTAAAGAATTCAACTTCAAAATTAGTTGAGTTGGTAATACATTTATTTTCTAAAATTAAAGAAGATAATTCAGACAAAGTCGATATAACTATGGAGCCTATACATGCCAAAGCACAAAGTGCAGGTATAGATTTAGGTGTTATGGACATCGGAGTTGATATAATCCTAGCTGGACTAGGAATTTCTGCTATTATAGACCCTAAAGAAAAAGCCTCTTTTCTTACAACCGTTAACAAAACAGTAAGTACGAGACAATCTCTAACAGATTATGTTAGATCTTTAACTTCTATATTAACAAAAGTGATAAATAAGATTAGTTCCGCTATCTTTAAGAAAGAAGGAGTTTTACTCCTTAAAAGTGGTGAAGTAGCTATAGATTCTATCCTATCACGAGTTGCTGATATTTTAAATCAAGCAAATAGTGGTAAGCTTCACTATACTAGCACAAACTTGGAAAAACTGCAAAGTTTATATTGTGAAGCTGCTAGTGTTTATAAAGCAACACCGTCTAATAGGTTCACTAGTAATGGTATCAACTTGTTGAGATCTTCAATGAATGATCTCAATGTACTAATAAAAGAATTTCAACATTCTAATTTAGGCCTAGCTGGATACCGTATGGATCCAGTGTGGGTAAATTTTAGTGGTAAACCAGCTATACAGAAAACTCTTATTGTTAACACATCTGCTGCTTTCGCTGTAAAACAACACTGTTCGGCGGAGGATTGGGAAGCCTTTAAGAAGGACCCTGATATGTTTATCTGCAACAGAATTTCTGAAAATGGACATTGGGAAGGTTATTATGAAAATGCAATAGCAGTTATTTGGGATGATTTCTTGCAAAAGAGATCCTTCCTAGGAGATACTGCAGATGCTGCTTTAGAAATGATTAGAGCTAAAAATACCTTTGCTTTTCCCTTGCACTATGCTGGTATGGAGAACAAAGGTAGGAGATACTTTAGGTCACCATTTATATTTACTACTACAAATAGAGATACATTTCAAGTAGAAACTATTGTTTCACAAGAGGCTCTCTTACGTAGAATTGATATAGATTTAACGGTGACTATTAAACCTAAATATTGTAAAGATCCCAATAGAATGGGTGTGTACGAGAGAGATTTAGATTTAAGTAAGCTGGAAAATCATGGTGACCTTGCTAAGGAAATTGATTTTGGTGTATTTGAATTTCATAGGAAAGTAAACGGTGTGTATACCGAAGTACTAGATTATGATCAGGTACTACACTTAATCAAACATACTTATGAGCAACATAAAGCCTTCTTAAGTGCTAATAAAACTCTCTTTTCTAAGATGTACGAGAAAATTGAAACTACAGGTAGTGTACTTGTGGAAGATTTAGACGGAAATAAAACTTCAACTAAATTCGAACACGATTTTCCTTTCCGGCATTTAGATATAGATGAATTATTAGGTACAAATAAAGAAAATAAATTTATGTACTCAGACTATTTAGCAGTGTCTCAAATGGGTCGGCTTAGAGAACCTAACTCTGAAACTGATACTGATGATGAATTTAAACCGGAACCTGGAAGTGAATTTGACACTGATGTTAGAAGAAGAAATCGAATACGGATAGAAAATTACGAACAGCAAGTTCTTTCAAGATTACAAGCTTCTCACTATACATCAGAAGTTCAAAGCTACTCAGCCTCAGAGACAGAATCTTATGTTACTGCAGAGAATATGTCAAGTTTTACTGAGGAAGATTTTAAAGATCAACTCGAGAAACTTGGGTTAAATCCTAAATTAGTTAAGAAAGTTAAACTAGCATCTCCACGAGAGTTTCAAAATTTCTTTCCGGAGGATTTCCAGTATAAATGGAGTCGTTTCCACACCGGAAGTTTGAAAGATTACAAGAAATTAAGAGAATTAATTATTCCTTTTGTTTCTGGCTCTTTAGGGTGGTACACTGGTCAAGCAGAATTTTTCTGTGCTGCTTATGCTCATCATAGTGAAGAAAACTTCGCAATCTTGGTAGCTTTAAGTATGGGAATTAACCCAGATCATCTTACTATACCATATTGTGATATTGATATGCCTACGTTTAGATCTAAGAAATTGTTCAACATTCCTGTACTAGGAGCAATTTGGTCAGCCTTATTGGAAACTTACGATTTTCTACGTTATAAAGGAACTGAGTTTCTTAATAATTTAGAAACATCTGATGTTATAATACTCCTAGGTTCAATACCAACGTGTTATTTACTCTACAAATTCTTTTTCTCTAGTAGTCCAGTGGACAATGCTGCCCCTCAATCGGGGGCGACTGCGTCACGAGGAAATACTAAAACTACAGTTAAATCTAGAACTGTTGCAGAACTTAAAGCAAAATTCGCTGCTGCCACGCCTCAAGGAAGAGATTTAAATGGTGATGATATAGCCAATAATATTTATAGGCATAATGTCTGGTCCATTAGATACTCTCCTGACGGAGGAGATTATACTCACGCAGGTTATATCCTTGGTGTAAAGGGTCGAATAGCCATCATACCAAAGCATTTTATAGCCTCATGGACACATGAATCGAGCAGTGACGTATTTTATCCTGAAATAGAGTTAAGATTATATTGTGGTGAAATCCATAAAGCTTCCATTAAAATGGGAGAACTAATGAATTGTACATATGATATTCATGTGGACAATTGTGATTTAGCTTTTATTAAATTTCCCAAAGGATTCCCTATGTTTAAAGATATATCGGACAAATTTGTGGCAGAAAGAGATTTATCTCTTCTTACCTCTGAATTCACTTCCATGATATCTAGTCCACATAGAAAAACCAGTATTATAAGTTCCCATAGTGTAGCTAATAAAATAAATGTAATATATAATGTAGCTGACGAAGAGTACTTCTTAACCAGAACAATCAAATACCAAGGTTTAACCGAGGAAGGTGATTGTGGTGCTCCTTTGATAGCTAGAGTCGAAAGACTTGGGAACAGAAGAATTTTAGGAATTCATGTTTCCGCTTTAGATTTGGAAGGAATTGGATTCTGTACTATAGTAACTAAAGAAATTTTAGACCTATGTACAGACATAGTTAATGAAACATCTGATACTACCATTTTCACCACCCCACAAAATCGAGAGATAGCAATTGAGAAAACTTTTGAAGTTATGGGAGGAGATCCAGAGGGACGAGCTAATATTACGGGTAGTTG